GCCAAAGCTACCAACCTCTTCGCGGCAAGGGTTAGTTAGGACCGCGTGACACACTGCCTCACCACGGCTTGGCACCACTGGGAGGGCCCCTTGGATCGGGAGTCCATGTGTATTACCCAGTTTTTAAACAGTGGTGCTAGTTGTTTGCCTCCGCCTGGAGTTTATTACTTCCCAAGGTTTTGCGCTAAGGGTTGTGAGATTAACTTCGAGCCTAGGCACACAGTCTGTAAAGCCGGTGAGGTTGGTGTGTTACGCTGTCGTGGGTGTGGTGACAATGCACAGGGTTTCATCCCTTCTTCCTTGTGCTTTGGTTGTGCGAAAAAGAAGCGCCTGACGTTGCCATTAAAGATGGGCTCTGACATTAAAGAGGCGCAGCCTAGAGTCATGAAGCCCAATTTGCAGGGAGCGAGGGTGTATGGGCCAATCATTGCGTCCTCATCCTATCTCTGCGCTGCTGGCACGTTAGTTAACGAGTATAAGTCGCTCGTAGCCCGCCAATGTGCTCCCACACCAATCCCGGAGGAGGCGCTCTGGGAGGAGCTTACTAGGTGGGTTGAATCAGGACTAGACGATATCTTCCCCAGTCTTCCTCGATCTACGCTCTGTACCGGTGAACTGGATTCTCAATTCTCAGGTTGGAATGCCCACTTTGCTGCTGCGGTGCGCCAGGCTAATGAAAAAGCTTGGGAAAAGGTCAAGAGGATGCCTTATGATGCTCGAACTCTCAAGCGATGGATGACGATTAAAATGTTCTTGAAGAGTGAGAAGTATGACAAGGCTTTGATAGGGGAAACTGATCCGTCTTTGGCTCCAAGGTGTATTTCCGCCTGGCGCCCTGAAGTTAGTGTTGCTACCGGACCACCAGTTAAGGCTTTCCAAGATTATCTCCACTCTGTGTGGGGTGATTATAAATTTAGCGGTACTGGCGTCCAGGGTGTGTGTTTTCCTGCTGGCATGAACGCTGAACAGCTAGCGGAATTTTTCACAATTGCAATACACAGGGCAGGTAAGGGTGGTTACACTGCGTGGGAGGATGACTTCACCCTAATGGACAGCACTCATTCCAGTTTGTCACACAAGTTCTTGATGCGCTTATACAAAAAGACTGGAATGTTTAACTGGCCGTGGTTTGAAGCCATTCGAAAAGCTCAAGGTGAAACCTGCTTAGGCAGGACGAGGTATGGGCTGAAGTTTAAGGAGGTTGGCACTATGAAAT